TATCAGCCTTGTCACTTACTCTGGCTTGATTGCCTGTAAACTTCAGCTTAACTATTTCCCTTCGGTAATTACTGAGCACCCGTGGGTCAGATACCCTAGCTACATCACCCTTTGACATAGAATTAAGGAAACGCCACCCGGCTGCAGACGTCATTTCATCATTACCAACCCTATTACCCACATCTTCTGCAGTAAGCGTATGATCAACAACGTACTCCTTAAACGCTTGATCAGCATTCTCTTCCTGACGTAATCTCTTCTCGGTCAAAAATTCCCTACGCCTTATGTCCATTTGAGAACTCATAGTGCGTATCTGTTCTGGAGACATACGAGTTTCACTTAGCCACATGTTCTCCTCAATTTGGTCAATCTGGTCAACGGTAGATGCACCAGCAATCAGGTTCTGTATCTCAAGCTGATCCATCAACGGTCCTAATGCCTTCTTCTGCAAATTAACCCACTGCGGGTCAGCACCAAGTTCCGCTTGCTTGTCAATTACCGCTAAAGCTTGCTCTTCTCTCGCTGCCTTTGGACCAGTCGCTGATGCAATATCCCTGATCGTATTTTCAGCCACAGCTTGGCCATACGCTCGGCGTCTTATGAGCGTCGCTTTACCGATGGCGAGGGTTCCAGGAGCAATATACCGTGTTCCCGCTGCCTCAAGGAACTCTGTCCGATCATCTTTATTAGTTATTTGACCAGCCCAATACTGGAGAATTTCCTCGCTCTTAACTTCCCACCATTGATCAGCCACTTGATGGGTAAATGTCCGAGCCTGACCAATCTCTACCCGATCCCCTTTAATGTCAAGTATAGTGTGTGCTATCGGGTGCACAATTTCATCGGGTATCTCTTCCGTGGCTACTGAATTTGACTCCTCTAACTTGGCCCTAAGCTCCGATATATCTTTAGCGAAACCAGCAGTAGCTTCGCTCTTTTCAGTCTCGGCATCGTGCAAAATTTCCAGTCCAACTTCACCTGCAGTAGCTACAAATTCACCTATAGCCGTACCTAAAGCCTGATAATTAGGCTGACGGATATTACCTAAGGCGAACTCACCTACGGGTTGTTGAACTATAGCAGGTATCTTCATGAGTATGCAGCGTAAAGTGACATTCCGGTTTGAGCACCACCAGTAATGGCACCAAGTACATTAGCTTGGTGACGAACACTCGCAGATTTATGACCAATTCTACGGGCCTCACTAGCAAATTTCGTCATCCAATCGATTTCCTTTTTAAATTCTCCGGCCATCGTGTCCAGGACACCTTGTGCAGTGGACCCACCAGAGTGCAAAACACCAGAAGCTTCACTAAATGCCTTAGCTGCACCTTTAGTCTGCTCCTGCGTAAATTCGCGCCTACGAATCTTCTCAAGATTATCCTTGTATGACAATTCGACTGATGCTTTATCAACATCCTTTTGCTTATTGGCCCCCCAGATGCCTCCGAAGCCTTTCATAAAACCAAGTGCAATTGCTGCGTATTCCATTACCGCGTCCTTGTACCTGTAAGCAGGTTACTCTGGATTCTTTCCGTTCTGCCCTGTCTGCCATCAGCAAATGCCGCATCAGCGATCTTAGTAACGTACATGGCCTCCATATCTTCTTTTAACCTTCTATTCTCAGTGAAAGTTAAACATGTATCCGCTGCAAGTCTCGCGGCCAGCGCATGGATAAACGACGAACTGAATAAGTCGGCATTCGTGACTTGAATAATGAAAATACAATGTATTATCGCCTCCCTCGCAAGGATAAATTCACCTTCCCTCACCCAATCAGCATTTACACCGGTTCTGGACCTAACTTGACTGAACAAGGTAGCACCAGCACTTTGTGGCCTTAATACCCTATGTACATATAATACATCGCTCGGGATCAAGAATTTATTATCAAACCCAAACGCGGGGGCTGGGACAACGGGGGACAATATCTGCCGCCTCGTTGCGAAGGTCCAAGCATAGTCATTCAACACCTTGTCACGGGATAGGTTATAATTCGCATTCATGACAATCGCTTCATTCTGATTATCACCTAGCGCATTAATCTGATTCTGGCCTATCCAAGATAGTGCAAGATTCGCAATTTGTGTCGGACTAGTGGCCATTATACTTCCTCAGATATAAGCTTGCCAAACAACGCTGTAATTTCTGTCTGCAACGGTACATCCTGTAATATAGTTATATCGCCTTCACCAGAGCCTAAATCAACCATAGTGGTATCGCCCGAAATAATAGGTTCGCCGCCGCCCATAGGCGTAGCTGGAGTACGATCCCTTGCTCGAATACCCTCAATTAAAGGTAGAGCTGAATTGTTCAAACGTGCAAAAACCTTATTCCAGCGACGTTTGGACGATTGAGCTGATCCCCTGTGGCTAACTCCTTCAACCGGCAATAATTGAAATTCATTGACATAAAATAACCCTACATAAGCCTCAAACCCTGCTGCCCACGGCTCAAATACACTAGATACCCCAGCAATTGCTGTTATATTAGGATGCACTGTCCATTGATCCGGTTCACTTATTGACGGTTTTACCCGAACCACCACATTTATACTCTGATCCGTTAAATGATCAATATCGGGTATTGTTAATGTGCCAGGATCAACAATACGAATTACAAACGAGTCCATTTTTGGTACTGCGGTAGTGTCAAATCCAATCCTCTCGTGGAAAGGTAGTAATGTGCCTGGAAACCCTACCCTATTAACAATCATCCAGAGCTTTGCTCCCTGTGATGTGTTAATTTTAGTTATGTCCATAATAGCATTACTGGACTGATTGTTATTATTACTTTGATTCCCCAATCCAGGCTTAGTCACATTGCCATACAGGCGATTTCCATTAAACGCAGTTGCAAATCTCCACCAACCAATCACATTCTCTGGGTAAAAGTATGTGGCCATACCCATTGTGCCATCAGACAAAAGAAAACACGCCTGATACACTGGTTCATCAAGATAAATCATGCGACGTATTGGGGTCCCAAAAATATCCTTTGCTAATAGGCTTAGTTCATTCCCATCCCAGCCAAAATTCGTCCCCCCTTCATCCGCGAATGTCCGTACTCTTGTCCGGCTATTTGATGTGTAAATCATATCACGACCAACGGCAACCGGCTGTATACAATTTGATCCCCAATCCGTTTGTTTCGGGAATGAAAAATCATCAAAGGAAATTACACCCTGAATCGATGTGCCTATTACTTCCGAAATATCAGTAAGTATTACAAGTTCTTTCCGGCTGCTGAGTGATTGAATCGAGCCAGAATTCGACAATGGAAATAGCAATGGGTCAGCTTTTGTCATTGGGAGAGCATTACCAAAATCCGTATATTCACCAGACCTTGACGCCCAAAGCGTAGCAGGATCAAGTGGAGAACCACCTAACCATAAACGACCCTCATGCAAAGCACATGCGGCGGGGAAATTACCCGGTGCCCAAGTATCCGGTGATGGTGGAACAAATGGAATTGGCAATAAAATAGCCGATAATTCCTCAAAGAACCACTCTCCGCCTAATTCTTTTAATCTATGAGTTTCAACTAATGGATGGGTAAAGAATCCTTCCGCCTCGCCCGGGTCCATACAAAATTGTAGACATTCTAAATCCGCCAAAGAATAGGGGGAAGTAAATTCTACAGGCGTACCTGATCCACCAGCCAACGGTGCAGTCCACGTCATTGGATTCAGTTCAAGTGACACAACATGTTGAAGAAACGGCGTAGAAAAACTAAATGACATATCAGGAATTACAGCTCCACCTATCCATTTAAGAGAGATAGAGAAAAATACATTATTATTACCTGCACCTGGAATAAAATTAAGCTCAGTGGTCTTTACTGATCCTGTCGTGTCAATTACAATATCTGTGGCAAAAACATCAGATAACCCTTTAGCCGTACCAATCTCTACCGCAATCACTACATCGGCTAATGGAAGACCGCCAAGGGTAGCTATTTGGTCAGTACTAAACCCTGCAAGCCAAGGAATTTTAATGGTATTAAGTTCAAGTTCTGAGCCAGCGGGTATGATAATAGGGAAAGCCGCAGAATTCTCCCAAGCAGGAGAATGCCACCCATCATTAACTCCGGCCACATAAGTTATCCATTGAGGCGGGCCTGGAAAAGGTGCCTGTTGTGGACCAGCTTGAGTACGAAGGGTCATCCTTGCAGTCACCATTCCAGAATCAATAATACCATTGATATCATAGCCGGGACAACCGGGATTGAAGTTGGCTGTAGGAAAATTTAATTGACCCGTATAAACACCCGGGTCTGTGGTTCCAGTGATCTGTTTATTTCTATTACAATCATATGTAGCATTAGGAACTAAATTGGTATTACAAATGGGAAATCCTGGGCGTATCATTTCCCAGCCAGTCCACAACGGGTTAGGAAATAAATTAGCGGTTGCACCGCCAATGATGCCCTGACCGTCTATTGAATTACGTATAGTGATTGTATCTGGACCCACTTCAATGATAGCATCTTCATCTATGCCACGTTGAAAAGTGAATATTCTTATCCCTTCGGCACCAACAGCGCCTGACACCCAATTATTCGGATCAACTGGAGTTATAAACTCAGAACCTTCGCGGAGGCGAATTGGTCCTTGGACCAATGGATACCAGTTTAATGCCTTCTTTAGGCCAGCCTTGTACGCGTCTGAACCAACTCGACCTTGAATTCGCGGATCGATTTGTCCATAAGCAAAAGACTCTTGTATAGGTGATACACGGGCCATTACGAAACTACTAGAGCAACCTTGTTACTTGAAGCGAAACATT